AGCGGCCTGAGAACGATCCGGCCAGGCCGGAGCCCTACGCTGCAACCTATGCCTGAGCCGCCAGGCGGACAGGCACAAAAAAGCCGCCCTCGGGCGGCTTTTTGCTTTGACCTGCTGTAGCGCCGCGCGAAAAATCGAGCTGCGCTGCGCGATATTGAACGATGCCTAGCTGTTGGCTCTATGGCAATGGAATTACCATAGAGCCACACCCCTCCCGACCGCCGATCAAGGCTGCTTGATCTCCGCAACCCACAGCGCTGAATGCGGCCCCACTGCGTTCGGGTAAGAAGTAGTGACGGTATTAGCCCCGGCCGGAGCTGCCTGTGCATCGGCGAAGAGGCCGAAGTAATGCAGGCTGCTGAGGAAGTAGGAGTACCCCTTGTACTTGTACCCCGCCACTCTCGGCCCTGTAGGTGTTACCGCGCCATAAGAGTTATCGCAGGTCACTGCCAGTATGTAGGAGGAGGTAGTTTCCTTCGTAAGAGATGCGCTGGCGCTGCCCAGGCTTAGTGCACTTCCACCTAGCACCCCACGAACCAACAGCAACATGCCAGAGCAGGCAGCATTGACGCTCTGCGTGAAGGTGTAGGACGTCTCGCCGGAGACCCACAGCTTCCGTAGGACGTACAGACGTGTGCCACTGCTATCGGTTGTCCCAGCCGGCACTGCTGTATCCAGCACACTTGTCCAGCCGCTCGGCACTGCAAAGGTACGATCCGACCGGCAGCGCAGCAGCGCGAGAACGGTGTCACCCGCTGCTGCTCCTGCAGGGACACTCATGGCCAGACTCGCCGCGGTCACACTTGCAGTGCTGGTCACGGCAACAACCGGATCAGGGGAACCTGCACCAGCGGTGTAATCAAAACTCGCGCTGAGTGCCTGTAGCGACCGAAGGCCACCACGCCGCGAGTAGACACGCACGGTGAGCCGGGTTGCAGTAGAAAAAAGCCCAGAGGGAGCTGTATAGGTGGTCGCAGAGATCCCCGTCTGAGAATGCACCAGAGCATTCGATTGGTTGTAAACCTCTACCTCATAGGTGGTGCCAGGCTCTGGCCCGATCGAACCCTGGACGGTATCAACCACCTGGTCTGCCTGAAGCAATCGGTCGCGATGTGCCCATGTCAGTACAACGTCACCAGTAAACACCCCTGGATAAGCAGCCCCACCTATTTGCAGCTTGCCTGGCGGGTATGGGCGCGCACTTCGACCGGTCAAGGTCAGCGAGATAGTTGATGCCAGCACCGGATCGAGCAGGCCGGATGAGGTATGCGTAAGAAGGCGAGCCTCAACCGCAGTCCCGGACGTGTACTCGGTGGGATCGACGCCCGAGAAGTCGTCGAAGAACCAAATTCGCGCCCCAGCGACGTGGTCTGCTGGGACGCTGTCCACACATCCGCGCGCCAGGGTGACAGTCATGGCACCGACATCGAGAGCGTCGACCCGCACCACTTCGCTGTCCACCAGTGCCGTGCTGCCAACCCTAACAAGGTCCAGATCGACGCCCGAACTGAGACCAATGGTGACCGCCCCGGCCGCTTGAGGAAGCGCGGCTACCAGAACCGCTGTCGGGCAGAAGTCACCCCCGGCGCGAGTCTCGAAAGCCGCGCTGCCCACCCGAGTCTGCAACTGGTAGCCGAGCGACAGACCGGTTGGCCGCGCCGCCAGCACGCCGAGGAAGCAGGTACTGGCATCGAGCAGCTGCAGGTTCGCGGCGTCCATGGACTGCACCAGGTCGCGCCAGGTGACCTCGGCCAACGCCCTGGTAGTTACCGCCTGGGGGGTTGAGTTCGGCGGTACCCAACCGGAAGGCGGCGGTGCCGAGAAGGTGGTGGCCGGCATGCCGAACACATCGAGCACCGCTGTAATGGTGATGGCTCCCCTTTCAAGGGTGCCGTCATCCGCTCGGCCGGCCCGCACCACGATGTTGCTCAACCCCCTGGAAGGTGCAGAGAAGCGGAAGGCGGCGCCTGGCTCGATGTCACGTCCACGCCGATCCAACACCAGTTTCCAGCGCTTGGCTGACACCTTGGCCCGCAGATCGCGTTTGGCAATGCGGGCCGCCAGGGAATAGGTCGGCAAGCCGATGTACTCGGTCGCCACGCTGATCACTCGACCGCCGGCCGCTCTGATCGCCGCCAGGTTGCGTTCGCGGGCCGGCCGCTTGGAGTTGTCGATCGGGTTGCGCCAGATAACCACGACCTCGTTGGCCGCATCCGCGCCCGCAGAGTTGTCATCCTCCTGGATCTCCAGCAGGCCGTTATCTGGGGAGAAGTGCGGCAGGTTGTCGACCACGTAGTCGCTGCGCACCAGGGTCAACTTGCGCAGGCCAGTGTTCCGACTGGTAAACAAGTTGCCGGCGATGTGATCGAGCACGCTGCCGGCGAAGCTGTCGATGGAGTCGGTGCGAACCCAGCGCAGACACAGGCCTAGGCCCTCGGAGTACAACTGGTCAGCTGCTGCGCGGAATGCAGCGTCATCGAGCCGGGAGCGATCCTTGCCGCGCCCCCAGTCATGGTTGGTCTCCAGCTCGTAGAGGATGTGGGCCGGGTTCATCGCCTTGATGATGCCGCCGGTCTCCGGGTCAGTCAGGGTGATAATCGCCTTCTCTGGGTACCAGACGGGACCATCCCAGCCCATCAAGGCCCGGCGCACCCGCATGGTCCAAGGCTTCGGGTAGGGGTTCATGCTGGTAACCAGGCCGTCGTAGAACAGCGTGAACATCCCCCTGAAGGCAGGCACCAAGCCGCCCAACATAGATGCCAGCGCAGCATTTACCGACTGGGCTGGGCCGCCCATCATTACATCCAGGCGCCCTTGGATGCCGCCTTCGCCATCGTCACCGCCGAACAGCTCAGGGGCATCGATCTGGATAGATGCATTACTGGTTACGCTGCCGCTCCAGGCTGTCTTGCCGCCCACCTTGATCTCAACCAGTTCGTCCACCTCGCCACGGCTCACCAGCATGTGGATGCCGAAGAAATACCGATAGCCGACCTTTACGCTCTTACTCCCGCTGCTCACGATCAACCTCCTGCCTTGCGAATTCGACCAGGTGCAGAGCCAGGGCATCTCCAGTCGCCAGCAAGCGGCTGGCCTGGATGCCTCCATCACGAACGATGTCTGCCCATTCGATGCCATAGCGGGCCACCAGCTGCCTGGCGCCCTTGTTGCAGAAGCCGACTCGCCCGCCCCACGCAGGAACGCTGTGCAGGTGGTCGAGGGTGACCATGAAGTCGTCGCTCACTTCTTGCCGCCCTTGGTCTTGATGGGTTGAGTCCTGAAGTTGCCCAGACCACCAACCATCCAGTCCTCGCTCCAGCAGTCACCGAAGATCACGCACTGTGGCGTGCCCTCTTCGAACTGGGGGAACTCGAAGTCAGCGAAGGCCGCAGCCTTGGGCGCAGTGGCCTTGGGGCGATTCTTGTAAGAGACGTAGGCACTGATGACCATGATGGCGATGTATGCCCATGTGTACGGATCCACGGTTGCCTCCTAGAAAACGGGGTTGCCATCGAAAGGCGATCGCCCAGGCAGGTGCCGGATGCCGCCGTAGTTGTCTTTGTTGCTGAAGCGGCTGTTGCAGGTGTCGATGGTCTGGTCGCAACCTGCATAAGCTCGCACCGTGACACCGAGGCTGAGCCCCGAGGTGCCCCCAAAGATCGTCAGCTGGGTTCCCATGTGGGCCTCGATCGCACGTCGCTCCCAGACCCCGGAGCCGACACTCCACTCGACGTAACCTGCCGTGAACCAACCATTTGGCTTGCTGGCAAAGGCGCTGCCGTTGATGACCGCACCGTCCATCGAGATCACAGCGGCCTCGACGCGGAACAGATCCCGGTTCACCAGGCAGCCGCGCTCATACAGCGCATGCGGGCAGGGGCGCTCCCAGGCCAGGCGCAGTCCCTGCTGGCCCATGCTCACGCTCTCAGGGTTGCAGATGATCTGGCAGCGATCGGTAGCTGGCCACGTCACGTTCTGGATCTCGCCGACCCAGGACACCTTGAATTCGTTATCGCCGTGGTGGCGGTCGTAGATCACCAGGTCTATGGAGTCACTAGGCGGAATGCCGCGATAGAATTGCGCTACCTCCAGATCACCAGGGGCCTGGACACGGAGGTTGCGCACGCCATCGGAGCCACCCTGCCGGATGCCATCGTCGGAGATACCGCCGCGCAGCGTCTTGAAGGTCTGGCTCTGGTGCTCGATGTTGCGATCGCTGCTGTTGTAGGTCCAACGCAGCACGCCTCGGCTGAACTGGTAGAGCCGAACCGGCCGACCGTCGGCCAGGCTGAACTCTTTGCCGTTAAAACTCATCGTCTCGAACTCCTCTGAAGGTCAGGCTGCAGTTGGCAACTCCCTCGCTATCCACCTGGTGGTCGATCTCAACCTCGTCGCCACTCAGCCGACTCAGCACCATCCAACTCACCCGAGCGATAGCGGCGGGCTCAACCACTGTCCCCAAGGCCGTGTCGAAGACCAGCCGTTCCACACTGGTACTGAGTTCGGTGCAGCCGGTGATGCGGCGATAAAAGACCGAGCCATTCCACAGCTGTATGCGGATGTCCCGGCGGCCGGCTCGTGCCTGGGCGAAACGGGTGTAGCCGATGTACTCAATGTCCATCACCGTCGAGAGCGCACCGATGGTGGCTACAACCGTAAGGTCGTCGGCGTGGGTCGGGAGCCAGATCGGTACCTGCTGCCCCCGCAGCCCATAAAGAAGTGCGCGTAGCTGTGCCCGCTGGGCCCGGCCCATTTCCAGCCAGCGCCAGCGAGTGATTGGCATGGGCTTGCCTGCAAGATCGCTGATCAGAGGCAGCCCCATGCCGCTATCCAAGGTGGATAACAGGCGCTCATAGCTGGAGGTCAGATCCTCGGACTCTTCGGGTGGCTGCTCGAGCACTGGGCGCCCGCGGTAGAGAACGGCCGGCAGGGTCTCGGGCCAGTCGCAGGTGTCCAGAAGCAGGAAACGCACCTCTGCCGATTGGAGGCGATCATGCAACCGGGTGAGTTGCGGCGCCGACACCAGCTGAGCCGGGCGTGCGGGGTACAGACGCGAGCGAGCTGGCCAGGACTGCTGCGTGCCGCGCTTGAGGTTCAGGCCGTTGGGATCCAGGGTCAGGATCTCCACCACCTCGTAGGTGAAAGCATCCTCCCCCCTGAGCATCGCCAGGCCACCGGCCTCGAAGTCCAGATTGGCTGTCTGGCAGTTGATGCGCAGTGCTCCAGCTGCGGTTGACGACTGCAGCAGCTGAATCTCCGGCCAGATCGGCAGCGCCCAGACACGACTACCCCAGCCATAGAGCGCGAGATCGAGGAGCTGTCGCTCCCTTCCTTCGACATACATGCTTGCCTGCAGGAAGCGCCGAGGAGCGATTCGGAGGGCGCGCCGCTGCTCCACCAGGGTCTCGCTGCTCAGAACATCGGTCAGCCACTCCAGGGTCTCGCGCACCCCATCAGCCCAGTCGGGAGCAAACGACCAAGCGATGATGCGGTTGGCTGTTACGCGAATGCCGGCAGAACCTAGATCAAACTCCCACTCAATGTCTGTATCGAGGACCGGCTGGCCATCTGGCGTAACACTAAGCTGCCAGGTCAGCTCCTGGGTGGCGGCAAACAGGAATGGCGCCGCAGGCTGCCCACTCACCAGGATGCCCTCATCCAGGCCATCGATGGCCAGCAAGGTGCGAGGCCCCAGGTAGGCGTTCCACAGCATCACGTTGCTTGTCTGTACCGATACGACGTTGCCCAGATCCAGCTGTCGTGGGCTGATATGGATGCGGTAGTAGTACTCATCCAGGAACGATCTCAAGCGGGTTCCGGTTATGGCTCGACCATTGGCCTCGACGGGCCAGTGGGTACTGAGCGCAGCTCCACCTGGGCGGCGAGTACCTTCAGCTGGAGAAGCGCCAGTAGTTCGGCGGTATAGATCCGCAGCGAAGAGAGGGCTGGTGAAGCCCCACTGAGTGGCAACAGTCAGGCGCGCATTCAGGACTGCCATATCAAGGGCCGTCGTACCGAATGGCATAGCCAAACGTGCCGGTGTGATCGGAGTCGCCCCAACCTCCAGTAGCTGGACCACCGTCTCGCTGCGTCACGTTTCTACGGTGCCAGGGGTATACCTTCCAGCGATCGCTTCCCAGCTCGATGATCTGACCAGGTACATAGTTGTCGATGCGGACATGCCGCATATTGACCAAATCCGCAACCAGCGAAGTCTTGAAGGATGGCCTTAGCTTGTAGGCGCGCATCGGAATCAGCGCCGCCTCGCTGTTCCATGCGCTGGGCTGCGTCTGAATCAGTTGAGAGAAGGAACGCACTCCTACCAGAGCAGCTGTCAGGCTTGCTTCATTGAGGTGCCACCCGTGGCCATCAAGGTTCGAGTGGACATAGATGTCGCGTAGCGCTGAGAAATCCCGAGCCACGCTTGTCCACCCCCACGCCCCGGAGATAAGCCCAGCTAAGCCACTCCGAGTGCTCCCCCCTTCGGCTGGCCTGATGAAAAACGGATTGAGCACTGTGCTGACGTCGTGGAACACCGGCTCGGGTCCACGAATCGCAGCTACCCACATACCGCTTCCCTCTAGCCCCGCGACAGCCGACCCGCCGAAAGAGCACCACTGGTACCGATCGACGTCGTATCGAACAACGAACCAGACCTCGTCAGGGTTGGTGAAGACGAAGCACTCCCACTCGGCCGGATAGGTCACATCGAGCGTTGCTGCGCCACTTTTCGCCATCAGGCGCCCCAGCTGAACCGCATTCGGCATATCGCCGGCCGTAGCAGAGGTTCTGCCGGTGAGCGACAGGTTCAGTGTGTCGTTGGTGAGCAGCAGGAACAGCGCGCCTTTGCTCAGCACATTGGTGGACGAGTTCCAGCTCCAGCCATGGTTGAGGCAGCTGTTGACGATCGCAGTGCGTAGCGCAGCCATGTTACTGGCCGCTCCGGTGTAGTAAGCCATCAGGTGTCGAGCCTCATTGCGTAGTAATCGGTGTGGCCCACGCGGGATACGTCCTGGATGACCACGTAGGTCTTCCCATCGATCGCCAAGGTGTTCTCGACGGCGTTGTTGAAGCCGGTGATGTAGAACAACCCCTCCAGCGCGCCCCAGAGGTTGGTTGCGTCGTGCAGCTCCAGGGGCAACAGGTGATAGATCGCGCCGGTGTCGCGCAGGTTGGTGCTGGTAACCGACGTGCCAGCGCCGGCGATGAAGGGATTGCTCCAGGGATAGCACTTCGGGTTGGTCCAGCCATCGTTTCCACGCAATCCCATGCGGGCCGAACCGCCCTTGAAACCCAGGGTGTGGATGTCGGTGTTGTCGCTGAAACGCACCGCTGCGGCGCCGATGAGCATGCCGGCACACACCACCGGGTAGGGATACTGACTCGGACGGCCGTAGGGCAGCATCTTGCCGAGGTAGCAGGTCTCGTAGACCGGGGTGCCAACCTTCATGGCCAGGACGATGCGCTGGGCGTTGAGGGTCAGCCAGTAGTCGATGCGCTGGTTGTGCGCCGGCAGTCCTGTCAGGAACGCACCTGGTTGCGCGTCGAAGGTGTTGGCGGAGATGTAGCCGGTGAACACCCCCGCCAGCATGTTGTAGTAGTCGGCCGAGACGTCGTGATAGGTGCGCCAACCGAGGAAGATCTCCTCGAGCCCGGTGTATCCCTTGCCCTTCAGGATCAGCTGACGGTTGGCGCTGATGGTGTCGTAGCGCAGCACCTCCCAGGCAACCCCTGCTGCACTTGCCGCGCCTTGGGTGACCGGGATCTGGAACTGCTTGCCGACTGCGAAGTCGGTGCTGCCATCGTTGATGGTGAACTTGATCAGGCCGTTGTCGTAGGCAACCCCGACCGTCGCAGCGGGCTTCGCGCCCGATACCGAGCCCGTGACCGAGAAGGTTCCGCCATTGGCGGCGGCGGCCGTACAGGTGAGTGTCCAGGTCTCGGTGATCGAGGACGGGGATGCCTCGACTCCACTCAGGGTGCCGTTGCCGGTACCGGACTGGGTGATGGCGCCGACGTCGCCGAAACCACCGCAGAAATGGCGCAGCAAGGCCAGCATGTTGTAGTGCGCCAGCTGGCCGTTGCTGTTGTCGACGTAGCCGATCTTGTGGGGCATGTCAGAGCTCCAGGAGTGAGCGAAATTTGCCGGGGTCGCGGGAGATGGCCACGAACAGCGCCTCCTGCCCCTGGCGAGAGTTGAAAGCCACGTCGGCGATCCGGCTGGGGTCGTCGACCAGGTAGAAGTTCTGAGCGTTCTGCAGCGTGGCGCTGAAGCTCTTCGCCGGGTCGGCCAGGCCCGCGCTTGCCAGCCCAGGTGCCGGCATGTCGGGCGCCGGAACGCCGGCCAGGCCACCGGTGGAGTGGTGAACCCGGCGGGCGTAGTCGTCCAGGGCGGCCATGCCACGTGCGTTGAAGTCGTGAAGGAATGGCAGCGCGCCTTCCTGCTGCACCACGGCGGCTCGGGTGACGAACTCCCAGTTGGAGAGCATCGCGGGGATGCTGTCGCTGGTACCGGTGCCGGGGCCTTGGATGTGGCCACCGGTGGCTGCGGCCACTGTTGCCACGGACGCTACGGAGCTGAGCGTGGATGTGGTTGAGCTGGCAGCACCTGCGGTGGCCATAGCAGTGGCCATGGCTGTTGCAGCAGCCGTGCCGGCTGAAGTGATAGCGGCCGCCATGGCCGTTGCAGCCGTGGTCCCCCCAGCGGTAATACCTGTACCCATAGCCGCTGCACCGGCAGTCGATGCGCTGGTGATGGCAGCAGCAGTGGCCGTCGCGCCAGCAGTCTCAGCCGCAGCCTCTGCCCCCGAGCTGAACAGCCCACCCAGGCTGTCGGTGGCCATCTGCGCCAGGTTCTGCGAAGCCACCTGAGCCATGGAGCTGGCGATGCTGGTGATGAAGCTGGTGGCAGCCTCCTGCAGCGTCATGGTGCCGGTCGCGAGCCCCTCCAGCGCGCCGGCCAGGCCGGTCTCGAAGCCGCTCTTCAGGGCATTGCTCAACTCGTTGGCGGTGTACTTGGTCTGCTCCAGCTGGGCCTGCAGATCCTTGACTCGTTCGATGGCAGCCGGATCTCCGGTCACCTCGGCCAGCTGCTGCATCTGCGGCAACAGCTTTTCCACCTCGGTTGCAGTGCGGGCATGCAAGTCGATGATCTGCTGGCGCGCGCCGATCTCGCTGATCAGCCCTGCCTGCTGCTGTGCCTGGATGCTGCTCTCCTGGCGCGACTGCTCGGCGAACACGCGATCCACCTGGGCCTGCAGCTCACCAAGCTGGGCAGATGCTCGTTCGACGTTGATCAGGCTGTCGACCAGGCTGAGCCCGGCCTCGTCACCGCGCGCCTGCAGGCGCTCGATCAGCTCGCCATACTCCTGCTCGATCTGCATCGCGGCCGCCGCGGCCTGCTGACCCTGAGCGTTGAGCAGCTGAACTTGCAGGTTGGCCAGGGTCTTGCCATCGGCATCGGCCTGGCGCTTCTTCTCTTCCTGGTTGATGAGCTCCAGGGCCACGGCGGCACGCGCCTGCAGGGCACCGGTCAGCCCTTTCTCGGCCAGCTCGTACTGGCGCACCTCTTCGGTGTTCTTACCCAGGGTGGCGGCCTGGCGCTCCAGCTGAGCAACGTACTGCTCCTGTTGCTTTAGCTCCTGGTCCACCTTCGGCTTGGGCGTGCGGGGCTTCTTCACCCGTTCGGCGTAGCGCGCCTCGATGGCGGCGATGTCTTTGGTGATCTTGTCTTCGCTGATCAGCTCCGAGTCCGGGTTGGCCGTGCGGATCTTCTCCACGTTGGCCCGGTACTCGGCGATCGCCTTTTCCTTCTGCTCGACCTTGCTCAGCGACTGCTCGCGGATCTTCGCCAGCTCCTGCTGGGCAGCGATGGAGTCCTCGTTGATTTTGGTCAGCTCGGCCGCCCAGGCCGCTTCCTGGTCGCGCTGCTGGATCTGCAGGTTGAGCCGCTGCTCTTCGGCATCGAGCGCCGCAGCTGTCTCCGGGTCGATGCTGGTCCCCAGGCGATCACCGCGCACGCCATAGCGGGCATCGGTGCGGCGGCGCTGCACATCGGCCAGCTGGTCTTCCAGGGTGGCATCACGACCGATGCCCAGCATCTCGTCCCATGCCTCGGCCGCGACGTTCTTGATGCCCTTCCAGGCCGACTCGATCAGCCCCAGATTGCCGGCGATCTCCTGGGCCCGCTGCTGCATGGTGCTGGCCAGGGTATCCATGGCCAGCTGGGCGGCGGCGGCTTCATTACCCTGGGCTTCCAGAGCGGCGATCTGCTCATACACAGCCGCGGTGAGGAAGTTGTACTGCTCGTTCAGCTCAGCAGCCGCCTGGGCCGGCTCATCGGCCAGGCGCTTGAACTCGGAGACGGTATCGCCCACCGCCTTGCCGATGGTGTTCTCCATCACCACGGCGGTGGTCGCGATTTTCTCGATCTGCTCGGCGGTGAACTTGCCGGCATTGGTCACTTCGGCCAGCGCGGCGGCCGCCTGCCGCTGGGTACCGGAGATGCCATCGATGCGCGCGGCCATGTTGGCCAGCTGGTCGGCGCTGGTACCGGCCGAGTTGCCGGTCATGATGATGGCCTTGTTGAACTCGAAGCCTTCCTTGCCGCCTTGCTGGTAGGCCACAAGCAGGCCGGTGGTGGCCACAACGGCACCACCGATGGCCAAGGTCAGCGGATTCAGGGTGGACAGCAACGCCCGGCCAGCATTGCCGATGCCACCGAAGGAGTCCTTGATCTGCCCGCCTTGCTGGATGGCCACCATCCAGATGGGCATGCCACTGGCAATGCTGGTGGTGATGTCGGTGATCTGCATCGGCAGCTGGGCCATGGCCTGCTTGTACTGGCCAGCAGTGATGCCCGCTGCACGCATGGTCTCTTCACTGCCTGCCAGGCGAACGCGGTTCTCCTTGAGCTTGGCGTTGTAGAGGTCGAAGCCCTCGGCATCGATCAGGCCCTGGCTACGGTAGCCGCGCAGGCGCTGTTCCATGTTATCCAGCCGATCCAGCTCGCGGACGACCGGGTCGATCTGGCCCAGCAACTCGGCCAGCTCTCGTGCCTGGCGCTGCGCTGCGTCCGCACCTTGATCCAGGCCGCCGGCAGACTCACGGGCACCGGCGCCTAGCTTCTTCGCGGCGGCAGCGGCAGCCTGGCTTTCACTGCCCAGCTGATCGGCAGCCTGGCTGGCGCCCTGCAGCTTGGTGCTGGCGACGTCGGAGGCGTCACCCACATCGCGCACATTCTGCTCAAGCGCCTGCAGGGCCTGCTGGCCCTGCTGCAGGTCGGCTTTCAGGCGGAGTGCGAGTTCGAGATCGGAGCGGTTGGCCATGGCGTGCGGGGATCGAGGCAGTGTGAGCCCTGATCCTCGCGCGCGCGTGAGTGGCGGTCTTTTCGGCTGGCCGAAAAACTTAGAACAAGCCTGCCGGTTCGGCCTGGATATCCCAGGAGAAGATCAGCACCTCGCGGGCTTCCGAGCCCTTGCCTCCGCCCACCGTGTAGGTGATGTCGGTGCTCTCGATGTGGTATCGGCCAAACACACGGCGGATGTCGGGGTGGTCATTCAGGCTGACGATGGCCTTGCCCTTGATCTGCCCCAGCACCTCGGCCATCTGCTCGTATTGCTCGAAGCCAAACGGCACGCCGTAGCCCTCGGTCTGCCAGTACGGCGGATCGCAGTAGAACAGCGTGTGCGGGCGATCGTAGCGGCGGAAACAGTCCTGCCAGGTCAGGTGCTCGATGTAGGTGTTGCTCAGCCGCAGGTGTGCAGCCGAAAGCGACTCCTCGATCCGCAGCAGGTTAAGCCCAGGCGGCTGAGTGGTGGCGGTGCCGTAGCTCTGGCCGTCTACTCGCCCGCCGAAGGCCGACTGCTGCAGGTAGTAGAACCGGGCCGCGCGCTGGATGTCGGTCAGGGTCTCCGGCCGGGTCTCCTGCAGCCACTTGAACACCTGGCGACTGCTCAGTGCCCATTTGAACTGGCGGACGAACTCTTCCAGGTGGTGCTGTACGACCCGGTACAGGTTGACCAGGTCGCCGTTGACGTCATTCAGCACCTCCACCTCCGCCGGCACTGGCCGCAGGAAGTACAGCGCGGCACCTCCGGCGAACGGCTCGACGTAGCAGGAGTGACGAGGAAACAGCGGGAAGATGCGGTCGGCTAGACGCCGTTTGCCCCCTATCCAGGGGATGATGGGTTGGGCCTGCATGATGCCTCCGTGCGGGCGCTCGATGGCGCTTCGGGGAGGCTCTCGGCCTTCAGGTGATTCAAGGTCCGGCAGCGCGGACACTTGATCTGTAACGAGTCAAATCGGCTGGCTCTGGCCAGCAGGCGGCCACAGCCGCCACAACGAATGTCTTTCACTCTCGGCAACACCCTTTCCAATTTGCTAGGCTCGCCGCGCTCACGCGTGAGCGGAGGGCCTTGGCTGGCTGGCACTGGTGTTGCCTGTTCGGCGCCAAGGTCTGGTGTTCCACCACCAGGCCTTGGAGCCCTCTTTCTGATTACTGCAGCAGGGCGCGGATGGCCTGCACCTGCTGATACAGCTTGTTGCCTTCAGGCTCTGAGCAACCGAACTCGTTGACGAAGGTCGAGAAGCTGCTCCCGCGCCCATTTGCCTGAAGCCAGGCTTCATAGCGGTGGGCCAGATCCAGCAGCTTCAGCCGCAGAGCGAGGCGATCGCGCTCCTGCTGCTTGCGCTGCCGATGGGCGTACAAGATGGCTCGCTCTTCCTCGTCCAGGTCGAACAGCTGCTCGCTCACTTCAGCAACTCCTTCAGATGCTGCTCGGCATCCTTACCGCCGGCGAATGCCAGGTTGATGTCCTTCATTCGAGCGGCCCGCTCCCGCCGCTGGCGGCGCAGCTCGGCCTCGTAATGCAGCAGGATCTGCCGCTGGGTCATCCGGCCGATGTCTCCGGGCTGTCCGTATCCAGCGGTGACGAGGGTGGCGTAGACGTCCGACCAGCGCGCACCGCCGCCGCTGCCTTTTCGGCCACCACCCGTGTCAGCACGCTGCGCATATAGAAAGGGCCGTTCACCGTCCACCATGTCATCAGCAGGCGATAGCCACTGTCCTGGTCGAGCGCGGCTACCCACTCAGGCTCAACATCGGCAGCCGCCGCCACCAGCTCCTGGATCGCAAGATGGTGCTTGCCCAGGATCACCAGGATCTGCTCCAGCTCCGGTACACCACCAGCACCGATCTGCGCGTGTAGGTCATCGAGGAACGGCTGGGCCAGCGGACGCAGGCCTAGTCCTTCGATAAAGCCGTACTCGCGGACGGTGACCTGGCGCCCGGCGATGATCGGCGAGCGCTCGGGGTGGAGCACCTGCAGGTCATCCGCGCCTGGCTCAGCCGGCTTGACCGGCTTCTCGACCTTCCTTGCCATGGCTATGCGCTCTTCTGGTCGATACGGCCGAAGCCACCCAGGTTCGCGTCGGCAGCATTCACCACGTCGTACAGGACGCTGCCGGTCAGGGCGAAGTTGCCGTACTCGTCGTTGATGAAGGCCAGGTCGCTCACCGGATCGAACTTGGTCCGGTACAGCGAGACGATCACCGGCTCGTTGTTCTCGGTGTTGATTCCGTCGATCAGCACGAAGCGCTCCGGCGGCGCATCGGTGAACATGGTGAAACTCTGGCGGTTGGCATAGGTGTATGCGGCCTTGAACGGCTGCACCAGGGCACCGGGGTCCAGGAGTTCGATCAAGCCGGCGTTGGCCGAATCCAGCTTGTAGTTGCCTGTCGGCAAGGTGGCCGGAGTACCCGCGCTGTCGGTGATGGCCAGGGAGGACACGAAGGGATGATCCAGCTTCACCCGGTCACCAGCGATAAGGCCCGCCGGCAGGGGTTCGCCCGTCACGCTACCACCCGTCACATCCAGGACGGATGCCCAGATGGCCAGGGCGATGTTCTGCGGCAGCCACTCGTCGAAGGTCATGTTGAGTGTTGCCGTCTTGCCACGTTGCAAGCGGCCGTACTGAAGACGGTTGCCCGAGAAACTCTCGGTCTTATTGGTGCTGTCGGTCGCCAGCTGCAGGGTGGCGGCGGGTACGTTGCCGCACCAGGTCAGCTTGCCCGGCTTGCCGTTGGGCAGGCGCTCGCCAGCGAAGACTTTGCCCTGGAAGGAAAAGAGGCTCATGTGTCAGTCCCTCACTTGGCGGCCGGGGCCGCGATGATTTTCTGTTGGATCAGCCAGGCCTTGTCGACCTCGTTGACCTCGATATCGGCGCCTTCCTTGAAGGGTTTCCCGCCATGGGTGTGATCCTTCAGGAGGGTTACTTTTTCCAGCTTCTGCTGTTCGGGCTTGGCCTCGGGCTTGCTCATGGTGTTGCACCTATGAAGTGTTGGGTTTGGAACACGTCGGCCCAGAGCAGCATGCTGTCGTTGAAATCCAGCACATCACCCTGGAGCCACCAGCAGGGGCGGCCGCCGTTTACTGGCGGTGTCCAGCCCAAGATTGCGTCGCGGGCCTGGCCGATCAGCGGGCTGATCGCTTCCATCGCCTCATCACCGGATTGGTCGCGGTAGTTCTGCACGGCGATCACCACGCCGAAGGTCACCACCGCACGCTGCCGGCCTGTTCTGGGGCCATCGCTGTCACCCCGCTCGTTGGCCAGCAACACATAGGCGCTGTCCGGCCGGAACTCGCTAAAGGCTTTGATCCTGGAGTACTCCGCCGCGCCCTGGACCAGTTGGAGATCGGGCACAAGCGCCTCCAGGCGAGCAATCACGGTGCTCACCGGGAACGGCGCCGAACTCACCGGAAGCCCCTCAGTTGCTCGCGGCTGAACACGCTCTCATCCGCCTCGAAGCGCACGTCGATCGCACTCGGGCTGGTGGCCACCGGGTCGTTGCCGCCCAGGGAGAACTTGCCGGCTGCGATCAACTGCAGGAACTTCAGCGCATCGCGATAAGCCCGCACGATCGGGTCAGTTTCTTCCTTGCCGCTGCGGTCCTTGTGCAGCAGGTAGCGGCCGATGTCGCGGGTCCAGCCCGTCACCAGCTCAGGCACTGGGCTGAGCGGTAGGTTGTAGCCACGTCGGGCCAGGTAGCCGTCGATCAGGCTTTCCGCCTGGGCAACGGCATCCTCAATTCGGCGCAGCGCATCATCCGCCTCCGCCACCTGGTCGGCCGTCCAGGTGCTGCGATCGCCACCGCGCAGGGTGGCCTCCATCAGCTCCCAGGCAACCGGTTTCAAGTGGGCGGCCGTGGCCACCTGGGACAGTTCGCGCGCCCCAGGTCGTTCAGCCAAGTCGGTGGCGGTGATGTACTGCATGGGTTACTCCACCAAGCCCGAGAAGGTGCCAGGCTCGACACGCAGGTTGGGCTCGTTCAGCAGCGCCTCGATCTGCTCTTGAGTCAGAGCCGACAGCGCGACGCCATGCCCCTCAGGGGTGAACTGCATGCCGCAGCGCCGGAAGCCGGCCTCCGGTACCGAGCGAATGAATAGCCCCTCCACATCGACGTCGCCGAGCGAGTCAATGAGGGCTCGCATGGTGTCGCCGGGCTCGTTGTCCTGGAGCGGGCGCGGCAGTGTCACCACATACTCACCCTCGCCATTCAGGGAGCCAGTGAGTACGAGCGGAGACGGCGCCCCAGTGCCCATCACCACAACGACAACCTGCTTGGCTGGCTGAGCAACCTCTTGGGGGTGGGCTTCCTGCCCGGCATTGCCCCCGGCGCCTTCAACGGCCGGGGCGGCACCCGCAGGTGCCTCGATCGCGGTGGTCTGATCGGAGGAGGCAGTGGCCGAAGCCGCTGCTCCCGTGGTGCCGGCCGGCGCCGAGGCGTCGACCTGGGTAGGGCCCGCCGGCTGGTTGGCCAGCTGTTCGGCGGGTGCAGCGGCAGCCGGCTGAGCGGCGTCCTTGCCTGCAACTGCGGGTTGGGGTGCGACATTACGCTTAGCAGCCATGGCTCACCTCCATCAGGCCAGCCACGGGGTGACGAGCACGTCCACCACGTCGCGGTTGATGTTGGTGGCGCCGGCAGCATTGCGTTCGGCCTTGACCACTTCCAGGGCCTTCTCGCGCAGGCTCGGCGGCACTACCAGGAGCTTCGGTCGGATGCCCAGCGGGCGGCCGTTGTCGCCCTTCATGCTCTGCATGGCGGCATAGGCGGCGCCGAAGTTGGCGGCATCCAGGGTCTGCTTGCTTGCATACGCCAGCTGCCAGAGGCCGTAGCCGACGTTCAGGCGCGCATCCACACCCCAGACGTATTCCTTGCGGTCGAAGACGTTGTCGTCGGTCTCGGCCGTCTTCGCCACGAAGTTGTAGGGCTTGCGCTTCTGCAGGATCAGCGGGCGGATCATGCGGGTGGTGTCCAGCAGGTACCACGGCGTACCGCTGCCGCCCTGGAAGTTGCTCACCGAGGTTTCCTGACCGTTGGCGCCGATCACCGGGTGGTCGGTATCGAAGAAGTACTGGCCGTCGTAGCACTTGCCGGTGAAACCGCCTTGCAGCAGCGCATACACCAGCTCGGCCGGGTGTTCCTTGGCGTCCTGGCCCAGCTGAGCCATCAGCGGGGAGTAGATGCCGTACTGGTCGTCCTCGATCGCTTCGCGAGGCACGCCCACGGTGTTCTCGAACGACTTGTTCTTGATCGAGTAGTCGTGCAGGCCGAGGTTCTGCACCACGCGATCACCGATCCACTCGCGGAAGCGGGTCGTGGCGCCCAGCCAGCCATAGGTTTCGATGGCGGTACCGGACTTCACCTCCAGCACAAGCTGGTCGTAGTCGATCGCAGCGCCGGCAAAGGCGTTGGCGAACGCGGCCTTGTAGCCGGTGTGGAGGATGGAAAGGTTGGCTTTGTTGATGATCATCTGAGTGTCGCTCCTTTAGATCTCGACCCAGACGCCATCGCTATCCACGTCGCGGATAACGCCAGCGGCCGATCGGGTGTTGGTGCCATTGGTCTTGGCGACGGTCTGGTCATCGACGATGTAGGCCGTGGCGCCGATATCGGCGCGGGTGATCTCGTCGGCGGAAGCGCTGTTGGCGAACGGGAAACAGCCGCGGTTGGTGTCGACACGCTTGTCACCAGCAGCACCGGTGGAGTTGTCCACCTGCTCCTGGGCGACACCGCGAGCCTTGAGGGAGGTAGAGGTGCTACCCGGCACGGCGTAGCCCGACGCGTTGATGCACACCAGCGCGCCGGCGTAGATCTTGGTGGTGCCGGCTACCGGGTCACTGAAGACCTTGGCGTCACGGCGTTTGGTGTTGCGATCCTTGGTGAGCGCGGCCATGGCGTCAGGCCTCCTTCGCGGCTTTGAATTGGTCGGCGGTCAGGCCCAGCTGCGAGCAAACCGCCAGTTCCTCGGAGGTGAGGCCGGTTTTCTCGTCCGGTACCGGAGCCTTGCCGCGAGTCTGGCTGCCCAGCAGAGCAGCAAGCGGCTCGGCCTTGTCCAGATAGGCAGTCAGGGCGGCGCGGTTAGACTTGCCGAGGTCACGCGCCCAGTCCTCCATGGACGTGTGCAGGCGACCGTCCTCCAGGGCGGCAGCGATCTCGCTGTCGAGATCCTTCTGGTCGCGCTCGCCGAGGCGCGCGGTGAGCGCGGCGATATCGCCCTTCAGGCCGTCGACGACCGAGACCGGCACGAACTTCGACGGGTCGACGCTGGTGGCCGCCTCGGCCTTGAGGCCGGTGCAGGCAGCCAGCACGGCTTCGCCATTGGCTTCGTCATCCAGGCCCAGCGCCTTGCGCAGGTTGGTGTTGTGAGCGGAGAGCGCAGCAATCGCCTGATCTTCGGTGGTGGCCGCGGCCAGGCCGAGGGCGGCAATTACCGCCAGGTGCAGTTTGTTCACGGGGTTTTCCTCTGAGGGTTCTTCGAACAAGCCGAACGACGCCGCAGCACGCAGACTGAGTTCCTGCATGCCGTCGATTGCCGGGGCATTGGTGAGCGCGCCCATCTGTACGTCCAGGACGTCGCCAGTGGTCGGGTGGTAAAGGAAGACGGGAGAGAAGTACTGGTACTCGCCATCGGCGATGTACTGGGCGGCGCGGGCAGTCAGTTGCACCTTGGCGAACAGGCCCCGGCCTTCGCGCCACTCCAGCTCCTGATACCAACCAGCAGCCGGGGCGGGCTGGCCGTTCTCTTCCTTGAGCAAGGTCTGGTGCTCGTAGTCCACCACGCGTTTGTTCTTGCGAGCGTGGAAGCGCTCGATGACCTTGGTGGCCACCGCCTGGTCAATGTGCCAGCTCGGCACTTTGATCTCGCGGCCGTCGGAAGGCTTGAAGTGACCCACAGGTGTTACCTGCAGCCAGATGGTGTTGTCGGCATCGGGCTTGCCCAGCTCGAAGGAGCAGGCGGCGAGTGCAACAGCGAGGGGGAGGCGTTTGGTCTTCATGCCGCCAGAGTGAGGCGGCTGCGGTAGCGAGTCTTTTCGGTGGGCCGAAAAAATGCGGGGCGGGAGGTTGGAGCGGCTTTTCTACAAAAGCACGCCGAGGGGGGCAATGGCAATGCCGGAATACGCGTTTATAAACGCTAAAACAGGGGGTGATCGCCGCGTGGACGAACATCCGTGGCGGGTAGCCCCTCTCAGGGGCCTTCTACGGCCGTTTTCAGCGAGTGGGGAAAAGATACCTCATGGCGATTCCGGCAATGGCATATCCATCCGATTCACTCACGCCCAGGAACGGACGCGCCGGGATGCGTATCTGGTAGGCGCCAATCGTCACCCACTGGGCGAAGTTGCTCTTGCGCTTGCTGACAAAGCTGTTGCCCACCTCGCCATTCTTGCCCTGGCGGAAGTAGGCCTGCTGACTACGCGGGGCCACGTCGATGGTGCCGCCGAACTGGTGGATGGCTGCATAGGGTCGGTTGCTGCCGAACAGCAGCTCGTCACCGTTGACCTGGTAGCGCAGCGTGTTCTTCAGGTAGCCATCGAGCACCAGGATCTTGTCGCCATTCTTGCGCTTGCGCCGCTGGTAGCGTGGCGAAAGGGCCTGCCAGGGTGTGCCTTCTGGTGAGGTCTGGCTGGCGAAGCGCTGGTCATGGGCGATCATCAGGTACTCGCCGATATCGTGCAGCAAGGGCTCTGGCCGCCCCATGGCCTGGGCGACCTCGTTGATCACCGCCAGCGCGGCGGTGGCGTCAAACTCAAGCGTGGCGCCTGCCATGTTCTGCTCCTATACTGGGGACAACCTGATCGAGTGAGAGAGCCCCTGCCAGGGCCTCCGACCCTACACTCGCGGGAAACCCGGTGTGGCAGCGCCGGGTTTAGTCTTGCCTGCGATAAAGCCTGACACCCTGGCGTACTGTCTCCAGGTACTCGTCCTGGTGAGGCGGAAAAGTCGTTACGCCCAACCAGCCGTCGCTACCCACTTCAAACACCGCAACGGCGGGCACCTGCGAACCCTCCACCATGAATCGCGCCACATAGCGCCTGCGCACCACAGCCTGGCCAACAGCGCCCAGCCACTCCAGGCGCGTCCATACCTCATCGGGGGCTTTCAGGGCATCGGCAAGCAGGCGCAGCCAGCGGCCCCGTCCGTTCTTGTTGGCCTTCAGCTCGCCACTCTTGCGCTCAGTGAAAAGCGCTTTGCCCATCACCAAACGCTCGCCCAGCACATCACGGAATACCGCAGGGCGATCCAGGGTGGCGCCGAAATCAGCCAGGTAGCTGCTGGCATAGGCTTCGTCAGTCAGCCCCTCGGGCAGCAAGCGCTCGGCCGGCATAACCCTGGGCACTGGCAGCGGATCGCCGGCCAGACGACTGGGCAGGCCCGGCGCGGAGGCCGGGATCATTTCCTCATCTGGCCGTGGGCGCGGCACCGCGCTCTCCAGCCTGGCCCGGCCTGGGGTGTACTCGAAACCGGGGTCAATCCCCTGCGGCACCGTCACCGTGCGCGGCCCGTTGGCGCTGCGTTGGCCGATGGTGCGTTCTTCCCAAATGATTGGCGGCGCGGTATCCGGCCCGGTCTTGCCCATGCGCACCAGGTCGTCATAGCTCAGGGCCCGCACGCTGCATTGGCAGCCCCAAGCGTTGATCGGGAAGTGGTACTGCCACCAGGGATCGTCCCAGCGCAGCACCATGCCGTTCCAGGCCTCATGCTCCGGGCGGGGGTGCTCCACTGCATCGCTGTGGATGTACTGCCAGTAAGGCCGCTGCTCGCGCACCGCCATCAGCTGCTCATACCGGCCAGCCATGTAGCTGCTCTGCAGGTTGGTGTCGTAGATCACCCGCGAGCGCCAGTTGCGGCCGCCGTTGTAGCTCCAGCCATACTTGGCCACGATCGTGTCGAAGTCGCGGCGGAAGTCAGCCAGGGTGCGGCCGTCCTCGATAGCCCTCTGCACGGCCTGGCGGAAGTCGCCCACCAGATCGCTACGGTTGGCGCCTGCGACCATGAAAGCCCAGTCATGCTCACGGCCGTACACATCCGTCCAGCCCTCGGTGGGCAGGTTGAGCTTGCGGCGCAGGAACTCGTTCTGCTCGCGGAACGGCAGCGAAACCGCGCTAACGGCCACCGGCAGCCTCCTGCAGGATCTCCACGCGTCCTTGCAGGGCGGCGGCAGCCAGGGCCTGCGCCATGACCTCGGCGTACTGCTCCAGGCTCATGTCCGGCAGCAGCCGCTCCAGACCGTCGCGGATCTGTTCCAGGGACTCGGCCCCCTGCACCAGGTCACGGATGCGCTGAATCCACTGGCCAGTGCTGGCCTGCAGTTGATCGTCCAGCTGCTCCGCAGCAGTTGCCGGGGCCCTGGTTTGCGCGGTGGCCACCGCCTTGCCTGGCGCGGGCTCAGGCATGGCAGGTGGCGCCACCGGCTCGGCAGCCATCGCCAGCACCTCTTCATCACCATCCGGCTCAGGGATCGCCAGGCGCTCCTGGGCCCACTGGCGCGGAATCTTGATGCCCATCTTCACCAGCGAGGGCAACGCCTCGGCGTAGTGGGCCAGATCCTCCGGCTCCTGCGTGATGAACTTCAGGCGCGGGCAGCGGCGCCAGTCACTGGCCAGGCCGTTGAGCACGGCAATCGGATAGACCAGCTGCTGGCTGATCGTCATGGCGATCTGCTTGGCGTCAGCGTCACGCAGCTCCTGGCGCACCTCGTTGTGCACGTTGCCCAGGGCATTGGTGCTGCTCTTGCCATCGGCCTGGCTGGTGAGCGTGCCACCCAGGATGGCCTTGCTCTGCGTGCGCTCGCACCACTCGATCATCAGCTGGAAGGCCGCCGGGTCGCCCTGGGCGGCATTGAGGAACTCCAGCTCCATGCCGATCGGGATGATGCCAGCGGCGTTGTGGCCCAGCGCGGCCAGGGCGCGCAGCAGGGTCAGCTTCTCCTTCTCGGTCGCGCCGGACGGGTATTTGCCCACGCGCATGGGGATGCCGTAGATCTCCAGGAACTCGGCCAAGTCGCCCACGCTGTAGTTCTTGAACAGGTACGGCCACACCAGCACCCGGAAAAGCGCCGAGCGCTCCAGGTACCCGGACTTGGCCCTGTGGGTATGCACGATCCAGCCGAACGGCTGCAGCGGCTCGCCACCGGCGGCGCCACGCAGGCGGATCTCCTGGCGCAGCCCCCGCACCAGCTGGAACCAGGACTGCGGGCGATGAATGGCGCTCTTCGGCAACCAGGTACCATCCGTGCGCTGCCAGCCATCGAACTCCAGGCAGGCAAAGCCCTTGCCGATGGCGTCGGTCAGGTCGAACACCAGGTCATCGAAGTCGTCCAGGCCATCGAGCAGGCTGCTCAAGGTCGCGGCAGCGTCCTTCTCGGCCTTGGTCGCGTTGTCTGGCGGCACGATCTGCCACTCCAGGCCCTGCACGGCGCGGCGGCGCTTGCCCATCTCGGCCATGATGTGGCCGTCCTTCTCCTCCATGTCCTCGAACAGCTCGTACTGGCCGATGATGTCGCCTTGCTCGGCGGCATCGAGGATCTGCGCCAGGCGCGATGGTGTGAGGCCGCGTGAGGGGTGGTTGCCCACCTCATGGTGCAGGCTGGTGAGATGGGCGGTCTGCGGCTCGCGCAGCTCGCCGATGCGGATGGGCTGGCCATCCGGGCCGAGGATGCGGGACGTGGTCACCATGCTGAAGGCTCCGGTAGGTCGATATCGTCGTTGCTGCTCACGTTGTCGAAGCCACGGCTGTGGCGTGGTAAGGCTGTGAAGTCGATCAGGCCGCCTTCCATGAAGCTGGCCCGCACGGCCATGGCCAGGGAGATCGCCGAGTCGCCGTGGCGCTTGGCCTTGGAGCTGGCGCTCTCCAGGTCTTTGGTTCGGCCCTTGTCGATCACCGGCACGCCTTTCTCGACCTTGATCGAGAGCAGATCGTCCAGGGTGTTCTGGTGGCGCGGGATCTGGATGTTGAAGGCCTCGAACTCGCCCTTGAGCTTGGGCATCCACTCGGCGTACCAGGCCAGCGAGAGGTTCACCTGCTCGACCAGGCCGGTGCCGTAGCGCAGTGCCGCCTGCTCGGCCAGATAGCCGCCGTTGCCGGTGGCATCGAACGCCAGGCCGGTGAGACGCGGCAGGCGACCGCAGATGAAGAACATGATGTCGCGCTGCGCCTCGTAGGTGAGGTTGCGCAGCTCCACCTGGAACGGCACTCGCTTGCGCAGCATCGGGTCGATCTGCAGGGGCGTGAACACGGTCAGGTCGCCACGGCGGGCGAAGTCCTCACCGAAGGTGTGGCGGTTGCGATCGCTCAGGCGGGCCAGCTCGGGCAGCAGGTTCTCTTCGCACCAGGTGCGAATCTCGGCCGTGCGCATCTCCGGCGTCCAGCTCTCGAAGCCCTCCGGGGCCTCGTAGCGGTAAATGCGGATGGAGTGGTCGGCCACCATCGCCTGCTCGATCAGCGGCCGGGTCAGGTAGGCGCCGCCGCTCTTCTTCGGCACGCAGCCGTATTCCTCGTCGGCGCTCTCGATGTTCGGGGCGTTCTTGTACAGCCCGTCTCGCCACTTCTTCTCGGCCTCGGGCGACCACTCCTGGCCGGTGACATAGCAGATCCGCCTGTAGAGGCCCTGGGCGATCGCATTGTCCAGGGTGATGCGGTGGATGCTGTAATCCTTGCGGCCTTCGCGTGCGTCCTGGATGTAGGTGTTGAAGGGGTTGTCGACGCCATTGTGGGTACTGATCAGGCGCACCTTGTTGCCCCACATGGTCAGCGCCAGTGCGGCCTTGAGCAGCTCCTCCAGGGATTCATGGAAGGCCGCCTCGTCGATCACTACGTCGCCCTGCAGGCCGCGCAGGTTGCTCGGTCGGCTGCTCAGCGCCTGGATCTTCCGCCCCGACTTGGGGAAACGGATCATGTAGGTGAGGATCTCTTCCTTCTTGCCCGAGTCCCAGAAGGTCTGCTCGTAGACGTCCGCCTCGGCCAGCTCGTTGAAGGCCTTGGAAAACAGCGCGCAGGCGGCGATGTACTCCAGCGCCATCTCCTGCTTGCTGCCGACGTAGAAGGTATTGCAGCCACCACGGCGGCGCGGTTTGGCGGCGTTGATCACGTTGCGCCCGGCCTCGGCCCAGGTCAGGCCGGTGCGGCGGGACTTCTCCGCGATCATGATCTGGCTCTCGTCCTCGAACCACTTCTGCTGGTACGGCAGGAACACCGCATCGCTGCCCGGCACGGCCTGGGCGATATCCTGCGGAACCTCCACGCCGTGCAGGGCCATCTCTTCCTGCAGATCGATCTTGCGGGCCGGGCTGGTGGCCTTGAGGCTCATGTCAGGCTTTCCCCAGCAGAATGCCGCGGATACGGTTTTCGAGCTGCTCGCTCATGCCGTCGCTGCCGCGCAGCTCTTCCAGGCGTTGCTCCTGCTCGGCCAGCAGGGCTTCGCGGGCCTCCTTCTCGATGGCGCGGCGTTCCTCGCGGCTCACCTTGCGGGCAGCCAGCACATCCTTGGCGGCGCGGGCCAACTTGCGCACGTCGTCGACGGTGGTCTCTTCGTCGATCTGCGCACCCAGGGCGGCATGGGTGGTCAGGGTGGTGATGGACTGCACCATCAGCGCGCCAGCCTTGTCGTCGGGGTTCTCGCCCAGCTCCTCGACCAGCAGGCTGGCCATGGCCTGCTGCTCGCGCAGACGCCGTGCCATCTCGTCGAAGCTCACCTTGTACCGGCCCACTGCCGAGCGGCTGGGCTTCTGCTCGCTGGGAAAGTGCGAGTGCAGATCCTCGATCAGTTCGTCGAGTGTCAGGCGGTTCTCACGCAGGCGCCGCTCAATGTGCGAGCGAACCTGCGGATCGAGTTTGTCGATGCTGGACTTGCGGCCCATGGTCAGGGCCTCGGCTTGCTGACGCCTGGTACCGAAGCGCGGCCTGCAGCCACGTCGGCGCCACGCTCGGTCAGGGTGACCACCAGGACCGAACCGATGTCCTCGACCTTGATCAGGTTCTGCTCGCCCAGCCAGACCAGCTCGGTCTTCACCTGGTCGCGGCTCGGGTGGTGCCCGAACTCGCCCAGGAGGTTGGCCATTACCGAGGAGTTGGAGCGGAACTGCGGCAGCTCCGAGAGGATGCGTAGCACCACCAGGCGCTGATCCTGGCGCAGATAGTCGGCAAAGGGTTGTTGGTTCATCACGGCCTCGCGTTGTTCAGCAGGTAGTCATTGATGCGGTCGACGCTGCGGGTCAAAGGGTCAAGCGCTTTGGCCACCCCCGCGAGCTCGACTTTGATCGCTTTCATGTCCCCGGCCAGATCGGCGAGCTCACCAGCCAGCTCGGTCAGCTGCTCGCTGTCCGGCAGGTGCTTCATGCTCTGCTCCAGCATCAGGATGCGGTTGTCCTGCCCGGTCAGGCGGGTGGCCAGCTGCTCGGCCTCGGCCTTCGAGCTGGAGCGCCTGGCCGCCATCAGCGAGTAGAGGCCCACCATGGCGGTAAAGGCGAACTGGCCGGCGCGCAGCGCGAAGTCCATATCCATCAGATCGATTCCTTGTCGTGCAGCTTCAGCAGTGCTTTCAGCTGCGCCAGGTTGGTGAGGGCCCAGGCGCCGTAGTCACGGGCATGGGCCAGGATGTCAGCCGCGCTGACGCCGCTTTCCAGTAGTTCGGCGTCAGAGCCGGCGGCGGGCCAGGCTGCCGACGCAGCCCCGGCGGCAGCTCGGCATCCGGCTGGGGCGGGCACACTGGCGCCAAGGGCGGCGTTGAAGTCGCGCAGCCAGCCGCAAGTGACAACGAAGCGAGGAACAGGCACAGGCGCAGCGCCTGGCGCGGGGCGGTACTGATTCGAGACATGAGCGATGCGCTCCAGGTTGAGTTGGTGCTGTAGCTGGCCGATCTCGCCCTGGGCATCCAGGTACTGCTGCTCGGCCTGATTGGCGCGCTCCACCTGCTGGCGGTAGAGCACCAGGTTCTCCTGGTCGGCACGGCGGGCCTGCTCGGCGTACTCCAGACGAAGGCTCTGCAGAGCGGACTCGCCCTCGGCCTGCGCTGTGCGGTAGCCGCGGTCATACATGCCCGAGCCATTCGCCCAGAAGGCCGCGGCGTAGACGATGAGCAGCAACAGCCAGATGTGGTCGCCGATCCAACGAATGAGGGCATTCATCTGCGCTGCCCCTTACGCCTGTGCCTGCGGGCGTGCAGCCGCGGCGGTGGTTCGGGGTGCGGCGGCGAGGCGTACAGCTCGCTGGCAGCGAGCCAGTTCAGGGAACACGCGGCAGGTGATGTAGTGGCGATGCTCATCGCCAGACAGAGCAGTGGCACTTTCACGGCGGTACCTCTCGGCACACACGCCAGGGCCCCAGCCGGCAGCCGCGTACATGGGCTCCCAGCGCAGCAGGATGGCGCGCGGGTAATGGCGGTTCTCGCGGAAGTTGGCAGCCGAGCGGCCGGCGTTGTGCCGCTCGACGGAATCAAACCAGGCCAGCTTGTCGGCCCCTTTAGCCGAGGCCAGCTTGCGGTCGCGATTCACCCAGCCCTGGCCGCCGTTATAGGCCGAGAGCACGAACGCCCAGCGATCACAGTCGCTGGCGGCCTGGTTGCGGTCATACAGCCAGCGGTCGTAGGTCACCATGGCGCGCAGGGCCCAGCCAGGGTTGTACGGCTGCGCGGGGCCCAGGCTGTTGGGATACAGCTCGGCCATCCAGTCGGCCGTGGCCGGCATGAACTGAGCGATGCCCAATGCGCCAGCCGGCGAGCGCGCCTGGCTGCGCCACCGGCTTTCCTGGTGAACCTGGCCGGCCAGCGTGGCGATGGGTGCGTCCAGGCCCCATTCGGCGTGCGCAGCGCGCACCAGGACGCGCCGGTGCTGTTCGGCGGCGACTGGGATATTGCTGGCGGCAAATACCGGGTGGCAGGCGCCCAGGAGGCATGCAGCGACGAGAATGATCAGGGCTCGCATGTCACAGCCCCAGAGTAAGGCCGAGGATGCATGCCAGGGTGATTACTGCCCGGCGCATCCAGGCAGCGACCAGCGTCTGCCAGATCGTGCATTCATGCGGGCGATCACTCCCGGTGAAGAGGCCGCGGTCGATCCAGTAGCCCAGCACTGCCCCGAAGGTGACAAGCGCCGATTTGTAGAGCACGACCTGCAGCTGCTCCGGCCGGATGACGGCCAGCCCCAGCAGCAGTGCAAAGGTGATGATGGTCCAGGTGGTCATGCGCGGCAGGCGGGTGCGCCGGCGGTAATCCGATTTGCGAGACATGGGGCTCTCCGCGAGGTTGGCCATCCCTGGCCTGGCTTTTGGTCAGTCCTGCATCAG